GGCCAACGTGACCAACATGCCTAAAAACTTCGGCAAAACCATCAAGGTCTACGAATATGTACCTTTGCTGGATGATCGTAACATCAACGATCAAGGTCTGGATGCTGCTGGTGCTGTAATTTCCAATGGCAATTTATATGGCTCCAGTCGTGACATTGGTAGCATCACTGCTCAGTTACCTACCCTGACTGAAAACGGTGGCCGTGTTAACCGTGTTGGATTCACCCGTATCCAGCGTGAAGGTTCCATTCACAAATTTGGTTTCTTCACTGAATTTACTCAGGAATCTTTAGATTTCGACAGTGATGATATGCTTCGTGATCACCTGAGTCGTGAGTTGATGAATGGTGCTGTACAGTTGACCGAAGCTGTGTTACAACGCGATCTGTTGGCTGCTGCCAGTGTTGTGTTATATGGTGGTGCTGCTACCTCTCCAGCTACTGTGACTGGTGAAGTAACTCCTGCTGTTCCCGGTGTATCTCCTGAAGTACCATCATCTATCCTGACCTATCGCAACTTAATGCGTTTGGATCAGATTCTGACTGATAACCGTACTCCTAAGCAGACCACTGTGATCACTGGTTCCCGCATGGTTGATACCAAAACTCTGCCTGCTTGTCGCGTGATGTTCTGTGGCTCAGAATTAATGCCTCATATCAAAGCCATGACCGATCTGTTTGGTAATAAGGCTTTCATTGCTGTTCAGCACTATGCTGATGCTGGTACTGTCCTGAATGGTGAAGAAGGTTCTGTGGACAATTTCCGTATTGTCCAAGTTCCTGAAATGCTGCACTGGGCTGGTGATGGAAAAGTAGTTACCTCTAACCCAGGTTATCGTGCTTCTCTGAAGAATGGCGCCACACGTTACGATGTGTTCCCTCTTTTGGTTGTTGGTGAGGACTCTTTCAGTACCATTGGTTTCCAGACTGATGGGAAGACTGTAAAGTTCTCTGTGATGACCAAGATGCCTGGCAAAGATACGGCTGACCGTAATGACCCTTATGGTGAGACTGGATTTAGTTCTATCAAGTGGTACTATGGTATTCTGATTAAGCGTCCTGAGCGCATTGGTATTATCAAGACTGTTGCCCCTGTCTAATTCAATAGACAGGTATTAAGGGGAGTTAAATACTCCCCTTTATTTCTTCAATCAAAACTGGAATAAATTATGGAACAAGATGTTATGTCATCTGTTGATGAATTGAATTTGCTCAAGTCACGAGCCAAACTTATGGGTCTTACGTTTTCTAATAATATTAGTATTGAGACTCTGAGAGAAAAAATTGTATCAAAACAGGCTGGCGAACCAGATGTAAAAGATATTGAGATCAACCCCCTTAATATCACTTCTAGTCCTACTTCTACAAAAGTCGTTACCCCATCCTTACGTGATTGGCTGCTGGCTTCTGAGATGAAGTTGATGCGTATTCGTATTACTAATCTTGATCCAAAAAAGAAAGATTTGCCCGGTGAGATTTTTACTGTTGCAAATGAGCACATGGGCACTGTCCGTAAGTACGTTCCTTTTGGCGAGGTTACTGATAATGGATACCATGTACCGCACTGTATCTATAAAGAATTGGAATCTCGTAAGTTCCTAAACATTCGCACTGTTAAAGATGCACGTACAGGTCGTATCAAGGTCGAAAGTGGTTGGGCTAAGGAATTCTCTATTGAAGTTCTTCCAATGCTAACCAGCGAAGAACTGGCCCGTTTGGCGATGACCCAAACGGCTTCTGGTAGCGTCACAGACTAACCTCCCAGATAACTTTTCAAACACTTACCCGTAACCAATCGGGTATTACTTTTTTGGTTCAGTGAGGTAGCATATTATGGCTTGTGGTGCAGATACTCTAGGTTCAACATTAATCTCTAGTTTGACTAATGATGCGCCATTTCAAATACCAAACACTACTATCCCTACTGCTATTGTAAAAGTATCTGCAACTGACTTAACCAGCGGCGTAATCAATGGTACGGGAGTATTTGACAAGCTAATGGCTGGTGTAGCTGCCCATTTAAAAAATGAGTTTGATAAGAATAGGATAACAGGCGCAGAATACACAAAAGCATTTATCGCATCAATAGAGGTAGCACTTACTCAAGCTACTGCATTTATTATTTCCTGCGATAAACAATATTGGGATAACTTGCTTACCCAACAGCAAGCTATAGTTTTTAAGCTACAAGCAGAAAATCTGCTTGCTGACTATGCAGTTAAAAAGCTGCAATTGGCTAAGTTAAGTAGTGAATTCTGCATATCAGAATATACTCTTAATAATATGCTACCAAAACAGCTTGATATGCTTACTAAGCAGATTTTGGGTCAAGATAAGACAAATTCCACTACTGAATATAATTTGGATAACTTGATGCCAGCTCAATTGAATTTGCTTAAAGAGCAACAAGAAGCTGCTAGGGCACAAACATCGGATACTAGATCAGATGGCAGTGCTATTTCTGGAACTCTGGGTAACCAGAAGGCATTGCTCGCTCAACAAGTAGTCTCCTATAAGAGTGATGCTAAACTCAAAGTTGGTAAGATATTCAGTGATACATGGATTACCCAGAAAACCTTGAATGATGAAATAACCCCCCCAACCGTATTTACCAATCCTACAGTGGAAACTGTAATGACGGCCTTACGAACAGATGTTGGTGTTTAACTAAAATGGGGTTATTCTCTAGTAGCCATAGGACATATGTCTCATCTACTGCCTACAATTTGGCTGGAGATATTAAATTACGTCCAGACTACCTAAAAACCTTAGTTATTGGTGGAATAACTTCCCCGAATAACTCATCTCTAGGCGATACAATTCAGGGTGGTTATTTTAACGGCCCAGGAATGAAGTTACGTGCTTTTGCTAAATGGACTAGATTAGATAGCCCCCTAGGGTATAACAATGAGATTGGGTTTAGTTGTACTAATGTATCAGTTGGTGACTCTATTGATAATAACACACTAGCTGGAGAGATTCCACATACTAGTAACCAAGAGGTATTAATTTCAACTAGCTTAATTGACTTTGGAATATTCACTTATTGGACAGACCAATACATGTTAGACAACCATCCTGAGCTTATTAGCACAGTATGGAAAACTGACTATGCTGGCGATACAAATACCATAAAAATAACTTTTGAATCTGGTACGATAGAGACATTTGTTCCAGTTGATATGGATAGTTCTAAGCAATATCTAATTGCTTTGTATAAGTTAGGTACAACTACGGGAGTTGGTGCGAATACTATATTTCCAGTAGTTACTCTACCAGTAGGCCAAGATTTTGATGACATGTCATCTTACGATGTGGTGTCCATAAGCTCCATTGATAAAACTGCCAGCCCTTCTCGCACAATACAGACTATTTCCACATTCTCTGATAATCGTCCTCAAGTAGATGAGCCTATAGATTCGTCATCTGTAGATATTACTTTTCAACAGCTAAATAATGTATACAAAAAAACCATTACTAAAGAGGGTTCTGGAGATTCTATTATTACGCTAGAAGACGACATAACTCATCAACAGTATTATGGTGGTATGACTTCTGCTACTACAACGTCAATTACTACTACTGATATAGGGGGTGGTGTAATACGTACTGATACTACTACAACTGTTCAGCAGACATTTTACGTCACTAGAGTCATTGTCGAGTCTCAACAAGAAGTATCTAAAAAATCTTGGAGTTCTCCAAAACTATTTTTGTATCAAAAAGGTGGTGGTAATTCTGTACTAGATGCCTTGATTGTATCTCCTGATGCCACAGCAGCATTCTTACCGTTTATACCAATACGTCTAGATAATAAGTTTTTATCAAAAGACTATTTGCCTACCATATTCAGCGCCTCTAAGTCTGCTTTTAGACGAAGCACTGGTGGGGGTAATCTTAACAAGATAATCTCTAAAATATCAGATAACAAATCATTACCTGATATTGACTATACATTTGCTCTATTCGGTGTATCCCTAAATGTAGTAGAAATGGCCTGCCGCCAATATCTATTCACATTTTTTGACCAGATGCGGCTACTATACTCATCCCAATTATTATCAGTAGATGCTTGGCAAGATAAGGTTGAAGAATCTAAACAGTCTATGCTAGATTTTGAAGCATGGCGATTAGCACAATCAAACTATAGTAATCCTTTATATGGTAAAGTAGCCCCTACTGTCATACCTACTCCACAGCTACCATCTTCTAGCATACGGCTACATTCTACAAATACAGAATTAGCGTTTGACTACATAATATCTTGGTCTGGTATAACCAAAGAAACATTATCTGGTTTAGGAAAACCTTCTGCAAAAGTAAAAGATTATTGGTTGGAAAAGGGAACATCTACTACTGTCACTAGAATTGGTTATGGTAATTACAGTGATGTTGGTCAGGTGCTTCAACCCATAGACCCTGTAATAATGAAGGCCATATGCGTATACTTTCAAAAATCAGACACGGAATATGAAAAGATTACTATATATGCTTTAAAGCATAGAAATACTATTCATAATGGTCACTATGTGGATATTAATGCCCATACTGCATTAGATGACGTAGAAGAGTCTGGGTTCATAATTCCCATACATGAGGGTATCTTTAAAGAATTGCCTATAGTAGTATCTACCCAGATGACTACTGCTTGTGCTTATTTGATTTTTAACTCTTATCAAGATGTTACAGTTAAGTGGTATCAAACAGGTATATTTAGTACGATTTTGCAGTTAGGGGCTATAGTATTAGCTGTAGTATCAGTCGGAACAGCTACTGGAGTCAGTATTGGTATATTAGGATCAAGTTCTGCTGTAGGAGCTGCAATAGGATTATCTGGTACTACTGCTTTAATTGTAGGCGCTATTGCTAATGCTATTGCTGCTGTCATAGTATTCAATATAGTATCTGGAGTTGCTACTCAAGTGTTTGGTGCAGAGCTAGGTTCCATAATAGCAAGTGTAGTTACATTTGTTATGGCTAATCCAGACATACTAAATTCGTTTTCATCTGGTATATCTACTGGATTTTCTGAGTTAACTAGAGCTGATAATCTACTTAAGTTAACTAATGCAGTCAGTGGTGGATATACCCAATACGTGCAGGCTTCTATAGGCCAATATGCAAAAGACACCGAATCTTTCATGCAAAAATACCAGACTGAGAGCAGGGCTGTATCAGATGCTTTTTATGCTGAGTTCGGTAATAATGCTGGAGCAGTCATTTCCCCCTTAACCCGTATAGATTCCTCCTCTGGTTCCTCCTCTGGGGAAACACCTAGTTCGTTTTTCTCACGAACCCTTTTAACAGGAAGTGAGATTGTGGAACTTACGTATTCAATGTTAAGTGACTTCTCCAAAATCACTCTTAGTACAGACTTACCTAGTTAAAGGTCATAATATGAACCCGATTCAATTTTCCACAGATGATTACATGAAAGCATTGCAAAGTTATCGTACATCTAAT